TGCGGATACCGATCAAAGGGCCATACGCCATCTGCTGGTTCGGCGATCCGCACCTCGACGATCCGTACTGCGATCTGGTTGGCTTCGAGCGTGACGCCACGATCTGCGCTGAAACCCAAGGGCTGTACGGTGCCAACGGCGGGGATAGCATCAACAACTGGGTGGGCAAGTTGGAGCGCCTGTACGGCGAACAATCTGCCACGGTGTCAGAAGGCTGGGAACTGGTCGAGTGGGCGCTCAAGCATTTGGGCGTCAACTGGCTGGTGTGGATTCTGGGCAACCACGACACATGGAACTACGGCAAACGCATCTTCGACGGCATGAATACCGAACGCATCCTGATGCGTGACTGGGACGCCAAACTGCAACTGGTCTCGCCGTGCGGCGGTATTACCCGCGTTTGGGCGCGGCATGACTTCAAGGGCCACTCGATGTACAACGAGTTGCACGGCCTGAAGCGGGCGGCGATGATTGACGAACACGCCGACATCTACGCCGCGTTCCACCGGCACACGTTTGGCACCGGCCAGGGTGAGTTTGCTGGCGGGCGGCGCTACACGCTGGTACGCGCCAAGGGCTACAAGGAGAGCGACGACTACGCGCTCAAGGGCCAATTCGCAGAACAGCGCAGCGGGCAGTCAGTGGTCACGGTCATCACGCCGCGCGACGGCGCTGCCCCGGCGGTCAGCGTGTTCGAGGACGTGCAAGAAGGCGCGGCCTTCCTGACGTACAAGCGCAGAAAGGCTGGTCTATGATCGACCTCTTGTGGTATTACACCTTCCGGTACGGAAAACGCATGGGCGCTACGCAATGAGCATTGTCCTTAATCCCCGGTCTATCTCGCGCCTTACGGACGTGCATCCGGATTTAGTGCGCGTTGTCCACCGCGCCGCTGCCCTGTCCAGTCTGGATTTCACCGTGCTGGAGGGGTGGCGCAACTTGGACCGGCAGAAGCAGTTGCTGGCGCAAAAGGCCACTAAAACGCTCAATTCGCGCCACCTGACTGGGCATGCTGTCGATCTGGCACCGATGATAGGTGGCAGCGTGTCGTGGGATTGGCCGCTGTACCACCGGCTGGCCAAGGTGGTGAAGGCGGCGGCGGATCATGAAGGCGTACCCATCACCTGGGGCGGTGATTGGGAAAGTTTCAAGGACGGCCCGCACTGGGAACTACCGTGGAAGCAATACCCCAAAGGAGATTGATATGAAGATGGTTTCTTGGATTGTGAACCGGCTGAAAGAACCCAGCACCTACGCCGGTGTCGCCAGTCTCGCGCTGGCGCTGGGCCTGACCGACGTGCAATGGGAAGCCATCTCCGCTGCGGTTGCCGGTCTGGCTGGTCTGGCTGCCATGTTCTTGATGGAAAAGCCGAAGGCGTGATCAGGTTTCTGACGCTCTTGCTGTCGCTGCTTGACAAGGTGTTTACCGAATGGGGAAACGCCAAGTTGCGGACGCAAGGGCGTCAGGAAGCCCAGGAGCAACTCGATGCGAATGTTGCCAAGGCTGAAGCCGCTATGGACGCTGACGATCCCGCTCGTCTTGACCGGCTGCGTGACAGGTTCGACCGCGCTCGTCGGTGACTACTGCCGCATCGCCAAGCCCATTGGTTATGATAGCCGGTCTGACACCGCTGAGACGGTGAAGGAGATCGAAGCGCACAATTCTAAGTGGGCTTGTGTGTGCGGCAGTCCGCCAGACTGTCCCGCCAGCACTGCAAATACCAGATAGCCTTGCCGATCTCCTGCACCGTGGCGTCCTTATGCCCGGCGCGGCTCATGTACTTCAGCGCGTTGCCGCGGCAGTAGCCGGCAAACTCCTCCGGCGATAGCTTGGCCTGGAGGTAGTCAATCGTCTGGATGCCGCCGACCTTGTAGTGGTCGGGATTGACTGCGTCCGTCATGCGCCCAGCCTCGCCATCAGTTCGGCACGCTCCCGCGCGTTACGCAGCATGGCGTACCGCTGGTGCAAGCGGCGCACGATCCCGATGCGGCGGCGCGTCGCCATCTCGTCGTCCAGCAGGCGCTTGACTTCATCCTCCGACATGGACGTGAGCGTCGCGGCCAATGACCGCCAATCAACCTTGTTCATTCTTCAGTTCCTCCATCGCGATGTCTGACACGGCACGCTTTTCGTGAAGGGCCGCCCAGATGCGTTCGTCAATTGTTTTTTCGGTAATCATCACATAGACCCACACCGCGTGGGGCTGGCCGCCGCGGTGCAGGCGTCCGACCGTCTGCTCGTACAGTTCCAGCGACCACGGCAGCGACACGAACACCATGTGGCAACCGCCGTGCTGGAGGTTCAGGCCATGGCCGGCGGACTTGGGGTGAATCAGCAGCAGTTCGACCTTACCCGCGTTCCACCGCTCGATCACGTCCTTGTCTTCGATGGTCTGGGCGTGCGGGAATTGCCTGCGTAGTTCGGCCAGTTCCTCTTGGTAGTTGTACACCACGATGGTGTTGGCGCGCTGGTTCTCATCCAGCAGTTCCTCCAGCCTGTCGAACTTGTGGCTGCTGAACCAATGCACCGGCAGCGGCCCCTCGCGGTTGTAGACGAAGCCTGACGCCATCTGTTGCAACTTGGTCGTCACCGACGCGGCGTTCTGGGCGATGACGCGGTCGTCGCCGAACTTGACGACGTAGTCGCGCTTCATCTTCTCGTATGGCCCGCGATCCGCAAGGTTGACCCGCGTCTCAACGACATGGCACGGCGGCAGCTTGTCCTTGTAGTCGCCTGGGTCAAGCACGAACGTCGCCGGCTTAATCCGCTCCATCACCTGTTCCAGCGCGCCGGGTGCCGGCGTCCACTGGCCAAAGTCGCGGTTGACGCAGTGAAAATATTGCTGGAGGAACGCGCCCTTGGCGCGGCCCAGCAAGCCTTGGTCGATGATCTTGCACTGACCGAACACGTCCTCAAGGCCGTTCGACGTGAACGACCCGGTCAGACCCCACCGTATTGCCATCGTAGACATAAGTTTCTCCAGTGCTTTGAACCGCTTTCCGCTGGGGTTCTTCAGCCGCGTCAGTTCGTCAAACACGACGCCGTCAAAACCTGACAAATTTTTGAGCTTATCAAGGTTGTCGTAGTTGATCACGACCACAGCCGCGCCGCTGTCAAGCGCCGCTTTACGCTGCGCCGGGGTGCCGACCGCCAGCGCCGGTGTGATGCTAGACCACTTTGGCGCCTCAACCGGCCACACGTCCGTGCAGACGCGCTTGGGCGCGACCACCAGCCACCGCTTGACCAGACCGTCGTTCAGCATCGCCTGCATGGCTGTCAGCGTGATCGCGGTCTTGCCAGCACCCACCGGCGCCAAGATCATCGCGCGGTCGCGCTCGTACAGGAAGTCGGCGGCGTCGTCCTGGTAAGGGCGCAGTCTCATGGCGCGCAGTCCATAACCGCCGCTACGAACTGCGTTGCCGTTTCAGCGTCAAGGCCGTTTCCGTAGGCGCGCAGTCGTCCCACGCGACTGGTAGCCGCATCAGCCAGCGGGAATGTGCCGGGTTCAACCGGCCTCCACTTGTCATCCCGGCAGTAGAGCCAGTCAGCAGCGTCCCGTCCCAACATAGGCGCATGGGCTGCTGACCCGCCAACAGACTGGCGCACTCCAGACTGATCTGCTTTCCGCTTGCTACTCTCCGCTCTGCTGCTTCTGTCGTCGAATAGCGCCACTTTTCGTCCGAAGCATTCGGCGTCGGCCAACCCGCCAGCGCCTGCGCCGTGTCCGCAAGGTTCTGCCCCGGCGAACGAGTTTCCAACCGTTTCCAACTGTACTCTTGCGGGTTCGAAACCCGACTCATGTTGTGGTCTGCGACCTGTGGTGTCGGCCAGCCCGTCATCCACACCGCCCGCCCCAGCAACGCATTCACCGGCACGTTTAGGCATTCGGCCCCATCCTTGTGGTCGCGTGTTGTAGGTGTCGGCCACCCCCGCAAAATAAAGTCGCTGGCGGATGTGCGCGCCGCCGAACCCCGCAGCGCACAAATCTGCCGCCCCAAAGGCGTAGCCCGCGCTTTCCATGTCAGTTGATACAAGATCGAGCCAGTCGAGCGCGCTTGCAACCTGTTCGCCAAGGACGATTGCAGGGCGGCACTGGCGGATGAGGTTGAACCAGGTGGGCCAGAGATGACGCTCGTCAGCGAAGCCTTCTTGCTTGCCTGCGGCGCTGAACGGCTGGCAAGGGCAACTTCCCGTCCAGACGGGCCGGTCGTCGGCCCATCCGGCTCGGCGCAGGGCGTGGCCCCAGACGCCGATCCCCGCGAAGAAATGACACTGGTCGAAACCAAGAAGGTCATCAGGTTGAATTTCCGTGATACTGCGCTCATCAACTTCACCTTTCGCCAAGTGTCCTGCCGCAATCAGGTTCCTGAGCCATTGCGCGGCGTATGGGTCTATCTCATTGTAGTATACTGTCATTTTATTTTCCTTTCCCAACCATCCACGTCCTCTTTCGACCACAGCAATGCGTAGTGCTGGCCCGTTGCCGCCATCTGTTCGGCAAATATCTCTTGCAGCGGCGACAGCCGCCCGCCGGGCTTCTTCAGTTCCACGAACCACGTCTGGCCGTTTGGCAGGCAGGCGATGCGGTCAGCCACGCCCCGCTGCGTCACGCTGCGGAACTTGTAGCTGTATCCGCCCAGCGCCTTCACGCGCTTCACAAAGTGCGCTTCAATTTCTTTCTCAGTCATGGCGTCACCCTATGGGTGCAAACATTCTGTTGCAAGGGCCAAGCAAAAAGAAACCCCCGGCGCAGTGAGGCACGCCGGGGGTTTCACAATCAACCGCGCTGGTTTGGGGTGCGCCGTTGACCGATGTCTATCACCTTACCGGGGGGAGTATCAATGTTTTCCACCATCCGGCGAAGGTCGGATTTTGAATAAGCCCGCGCAATCTCCGGTGCTGCGAAGATATGTCGCTTGGTGGTGAAGTCAGACGACGCCAGCCGCCCGCAGTCCAGCCAGCCGGCTTCCTTCAGCGCGTGCAGCAGCGCCGCCTGCGGCACCTTCACGCCCGCCGGAACCTTGCTGTCGGCGACCAAGAAGTCGCACAGCTTGTGGAACGGCCCGCCGATGACGCCCAGCGAGAACGGCCCGACGCGCAGGCGCATCATGTCAACCAGGTAGCTCTCGGCTACACTCATGCCCTGCTCGACCATGTTCAGCTTCCACTCGGTCACCGGCGGCGCCGCAGCAGCGCCGAACGCCGACACATCGCGCAAATGCAGCCAAGCTGCGATCTTCTCGTAGCCGCCGGCCTTGTACCAATCCCACAGCGCGTCGGCCTCTGGCTTGGTCATCCGCGGTGCGCGTGACCACACGCAGAACCAGCGGCGATCCTGCGTCGGCAGCGTGATCGGCAGCGGGTCGTTCGTGAACGCCACCACCTGAACCCGGTTCAGCATCTCGTAGGGGTGCAGACCCTTGCGGTTGATGACCAGCGTCTCTGGCGGTGCGGCGATGATCGGCTTGAGCTTGTTGGCCAGCGCCCGGCGCTCCTTCGCCTCCGGTTCGCGCAGTTCGTTCAGGATCAGGACTTCAGCCTCCAGGTTGTAACCCCACTGGCTGTTGATCTCGCCCGTCTCGATGATCGACCGGTTGTGCTGGTGTTTGCCGCCGATGGCCCACAGGAACGGCGCCCACATGGTGTCCTTGCCGCTGCCTTCGTCGCCGCCGTGCAGCACGGCGTGGTTGATCTTGATGTTCGGATTCTGAACTTTATAGGCCATTACGTTCAGAATATGATCAAGCTCGGACGGCTCCTCGATCAGACTGCGGCAGTGATCCAGCCACGGCGTGATCTGTGCGTCACTGACGGATAGCGTGGCGCTCATGTCAGGGCGGGCGTTGACCCAGCGGTTGCCGTAGACCATCCCGTCACGCGCCACCAGCACGTCCTCGCCGGCGGCGTAGGTGATGCCGGTCAGCGCCTTCGCGCCAAACTCCTGCCGGCGTTCGTCATAATAGACTGACGCAGCAACTTGCCGTTTGTTGTTGTGGATCGACCGGCAATCGACGTGGCGGAACAGCGCGTTGAACACGTTGCGCGGCACTTCCTGGCGCGTCACCATGTCAAAGTAGCTGTCGTCGGACTGCACGTAGGCGAAGCGG